GCCAGTGTTAAGAAACTGTATTAAACCAAATTCGGGAAACCCCTAGGTCATAATGAATGTATAAGTTAAAAGACCCATTACACAATCATAAGCAAAATTCAGAAAAACCTTGAAATCAAAGTTAATCTATATAAGAAGGAGCCTGAAACAACCTAAAGAAAGCACCCCTATCCTCTCTAACCTTACTCAAAGCCCTTGCAAACCCAAAAGGTGCAATAGGAATTGAATAATGTTTCTGTGCAGCCAACGCCACCTCATCAACAAGAAGACCGTTGTCGTAATGACGCAAATCCGCTTGCAAAGACTTCCAACGTTCCAACATCTTGTCCTCTTTTCCTCCCAACCTAATTGGTGTAAGCAAAGAAAATACCCTGGCAACAGGATCGGAAACGAAATACCAATAGCCCCCTTTCTTAATACGAAACTGCTTGCACATGTAACGCACATCATTTGTAAAGAATTTAGCACTCAAATTCATAGACAAGCTCATGTATTCCACAGTCCTCACCACATTTACCACTCGAGAAAATTCGGCATCCATATCATCACCCTTGATGTCCAACATAACAACCTCATCCCTACGGATATCGGTTGATAGAACAACAGCCATCAAATTGATTATACCATTCCTAAAAATGGTCTTGAAATCACCTGATATGCCTCCACCAATCAACATTGCAACAACCCCAAACATCATAGCAGACGCCCTCTTCAATCCATGTTCCTGTATCCACTTGTCATATCTATACTTGGTCAATCCCATCCTCTTCCAGAACGCAGCCTCGGGAATCAAAGTCCCATGCTCCTGCGATCTATCATAAGTATGTATGTCACTCGAATAGCTAAATGTCTGAACGAAAGACTTCCTCACAGCCTCCAAACTATTATACCACAATTCATGTTCCTCTTCACTCTCCTGGGCATTCAAACTTATCTCTGGACGCAAGCATTCATCGAAAACCAACTTCACTCTCTTCATCATAGATGAATACATTGCATTGGTAGAAGAACTCTCCAAATACAAAATTGTCTGTGGGTGATCCACTTTCGAGCCGCACTCAAAAGACGATGGAGCCTTCACCTTTCCTTTTGCCATTAGACGCCACTCATCCAAATTGCTAACACCCTCAAGAAAGAATTCATCCAACAGTTTAGTCACCTTCTTCTCATCCAATCCTGCCACATATGTATCCAAATCCTCCAAGTTGGGCTCCCACATTCCAGTATTCAAATGCTTCTCCACTATCTCTTCCCAGTCACTCCTAAAGCACACATCAATAGTTCGTTGCACCATCAGATTAGAATTCTCAGCCAAATCAACCGAACCACGATTAGGCGGAACACCAATATTACGCTTAAACATAGCGCCAACCAACGTTATCTGCGAACTAACACGAGCTCCCTCTACACCGACATCCACAACCGGCTTCCTGATCATAGAACCTTTCGGAATAAGTCTCTTACTATCATTGATAGAAAAAGATCCCTCCACATTCTTACTCACATCCAACTCAGCCAATCTATATCCAGTAGAAGCAACATCACGATCAGGAAGTGAACCACTTATATTGATGAAATCTGCCCTAATAGCGGACTCAGGATCAACATCCGGAACCGGAATCACGCCAAGATTCGGACTCATCATCGCGCCATATGACCTGATAAACTGATCCGGAACAGCTTCTTCCCTCGCATCCTGCTCAGTCCGCATCTTCCCTCTCAACTTCTTCTTCAAATCAGTGAATTGACTCACATCAACCCTAGAACTAACAGCCTTCACACACTCATCGACGCACACCGGACCAGCAACACCCGCGGAACCAATCCTCAAGAAATCACGCCTCGCAGACACCTTACCAACCTTGACAGTCCTCGTTGCCACTTTAGCTCTCTGCAACACGCTCTTGAACCAACTACCATTACCGGTTGGAGGAACTTTCGGAAACCACGAAAACTCGCGGAAATCCACCGTACCCTTCAAACCAGCCACCTGAACAATCTCCGTCCAAGGATCCACTGGCTCCACCAAGACCGAAAAGTCATTACCAAACCAATCCAATATGTCGGCAACAGGCAAATCACCCTCCTCAATCGAATCACCTACACGAGGCTTCCTCCACCAAGCAGTAAGCGCCATCATCGCAAACGCCACCGTGCTCTTCTGCATAGCCCCATGTTTCAACTTCACTGCAGCCAAAAGCGCATTGAAAGTGCCCTGTGACAAATGCCTCTGCCAATTTGCCCTCAAAGCAAGCGCAACACAAAGATCCGCCTCGTCACTATATTCCATACGCTCAGCATTCCTAGCCGAATCGAGGGTGTTAACGGTCATATTATTGTAATCCATCAACGCAACAAATGCATCAGCAGGAGTAACAATCGCCTTCGTATTACATGCCAGTCTAGGCATAACCTTGCTATACCTATCCGTGAAAATAAGAGCCTCACTCCTCTCATAACCAATCGGAACACCAACATCTGTGAACTTCATCTTCAAAAATTTCAACCTCGTCATAGCCACACTGTCAGAATTGAAGAAATAAGAACGCAATGTCTCTGGAGTCTCAAACTCAACATTCACAGGTTTCAAAGAATAATAGACAACACCACTCACCTTGCAATATTTCTCACACAAAAATTCCAAACCATCAACGGTAATAGAATTATTATTAACTACTTCCATCAAGCTGGAGTAAGGATGTGAAAAAGGCATGCTCGCCTCATCATCTGGAACACAAGTCAATATATCAGCAACCCTATCGATATAGAATCTCCCAGGCAATGCATCCAAAGCGCCCTCGTCCTGAAAGAAAAACTCATTCTGAAATGGAATCGCACCCAAAGCATAAGCCCCACGGCACTTCGCCAAATAAGCCACCTGATGTGGTCCCACAGACGTCCTAAAATGATTCACCACAACAACATCAACATCGGGTCCATCCTCTCGCACACTAGGCCAGTAGTGCTCTCCACCACCACCCAAGATCTCCTTGTGCAAAACACCAGCACCCATTGCCACGCCAATACTACTACTCTTAGAAACACGCCTCAACACTTCCTCTTCCAACACATTACCAACCGCCAACCTTGGCATGCCATTGGTCTTCTCCACTATTCGTCCATCAACACCAGCAGCAGCAATAGTCATCAAATCTCCGTCAATATACAACGCAGATCGTATACCACCACCAACATGCTCCATCAAAGCTGCATCAATGCAAAAGAATAATCCCAATGCCGATGGGGACAACTGTGCCCGTGGCGAATTACCTTTACAATCAATAGAAACAGCAAATTGCCTCTCCAACCTCGTTATCACACCATCGCTCAAAGCAACAGGAATCGACACAGACTTCTGTCGAATTCTTGCAAGCTTCTCTTGCGCCTCAGCCGCCTTCATCAACTTAATCAAGCCTTTGTAATAGCCCGAATTTGAATCCTTCAACGCCTCCGTTCGCATCCGCTCCAGACTTTCCGCCGATACAGAAAAAGTATCCATTGTTTGTTTTGTTTGTTCTTGGTTTGTTTGTTCTTGTTATGTTTGTTCTAAGTTTTGCTCTGTCTGATAGTATGACAATTTAATGTCACAGCACCAGG